GCCGGCGTTATTCGCCGCACGTGTCGGAGGAGTTGTCCTTGAGAAGGTCACCTTCTCTATGTATGCCTGCGAATACTCGCCAGTTGTGAAATCCTGATAGGTGACACACGCAGCCGAATCCTCGAGGTCCTCAAGCGCCGTTAGTCGCTGGTAGGCACCACCTTCTTGACCGTGCCTGACGCCCTTCTTGTCAATCTCGAAGTTGAACAGCATCACCGGGATCTGAACAAGGCGGCTCCGGCGAGGCGCCGGAATGGCGCGCAACTGGAAACCCAGCATTGTGGCTCGTGCGCTTCTCGTAGAGTTGGAGACCAACTTGAAGGCCAGGTACAGGTCTGGCTGCGGGGCGGTCGTCACCGTTTCGAAGGTTCCGTACTGATCGTTGTAGGTGCCAGTGGCCGTCAGGATGGCGGTAGCATCCGATGGATTCGCATATTCAGAAGTTGATGCGTATGCGACAACGCTTCCGCTGTCGCCAGATTTCATCATCAGGCGCAGGTCGCGCCAGGCCTTATTCTCAAGCGTTCCAAATCGAATACGGCCCGTCTCTAGCCAGCCTTCAGACACGTATGTGCTGGACTGCTTGAACAGGCCAGCACCATCGACAGCAAAGTAGACAGAATCGCCGGCCGTTGTGACCTGCGTTGCCGTACCGCTCACACCGTCCGGAACCGTCAGATCAGATGCGTAGGCGTAGCGCAAGTCAGCCGACTGCAACGGCTGACCCAGGTCAATCCTGTACAGGCCGGGCCGGTATGCGCGGTCCCCGGCATCAACAGTGCCACCCCCCGTCACATAGATGTAACGATCAACTGCCACTGCGTCGTCTACGCCGGCCGCTACCGACACGATGAGGGGGCCGAGGGACAGGGAGCCGTCCGCCTGAATGGCTGCGACGCGGACCCCCTTAGACGTGCCCACAACCAGATAGGAGCCCACGTACGCATACAGAGACTTCACTACCTCGCCTCGAGGCAGTTCAGCAACCACCACAGGCTGATTCAGGGTCACTGCTGTGCTGCTGGAAGACACGGAAATGGAGAAGATGCTGCTCGTGTCCCCGGCGTAGCCAGAGGCGTAGATGGTCGTGGGGCCCTCGGCAAAGTCGGTCCATGTCCATGAAGAATTGCCATGTATAAACAGGGCTGCCGGCAGCGATGCCGGGGGAGAAGCCGGGGCCACATTCGTTACCTCGTACAGGCTGGCACCAATGGCCACCATGAGACGCTGCTTCACCCAGCGCACCAGACCCGATCCGGTGGCGGAATAGATACGGGTACCGCTGCTCGACGGCAGCGCACCCTTCCAAATCCCGGCAGAGTCTGAGACAAAATAGGAAGTGCCGTTGGTGGTTATGGAGTTGATCGTGTTTGTGCCGCCCCAAGAAACAGACGAGGACGACCCCGTGTTGGGTTGATATGTCAAGCCCGTCCCTTGAGCGAACAGGACCCCGGTATCTACGCCGATCAGGCACTGCCCCGACCCGGTGTTGGTGATCTTCTGCGTAGTCTCGTTCAGTAGGCCAACCTGGCCAGGCGTCCACACATCGACACCGCCGCTGGCCGCGAACCGGAATGCGGCCTCGGCATCGTTGACCTCGAGCGGTTCCGCCGATGTGAGGCCGGATCCGTAGTGCCAGGACGACTGGCTACGGATCCAGTAGCCCGAGTCCAGGGACTGCTCGCCGGGATTGCGCTCATTGTCAATGCGCTGCCTGCGAAACTCACCAGTTTCGCGCCGCATCGGATACTGGTCGGATGCGGCAAACAGGAACGGCAAACCCCCGATGGCGCAGTCCCACGCAAGGTAGGACGTAGCCGCGACGGTAGTGGTGCTCGACGTGGTGCTTGTTGTTGCGGGTGCAGCAGCAACGCCGCGACCCGTAAGGTCAAATACAACGTCTTCTGTGATAGACATGGTGGTCATACGGATTTAGTCCTCACTGAAGTCGCCGTACAGGATCGTCCAGATGTCGTCGTCCACGGTCGCTCCTCCCTCCGTACCGCGATTAGGCAGCGCAGATGATGAAGTTCAACGTCAGGTACGGGGGCAGTGTGCTGACGGCCGTAGGCGTGGCGCTGCCTGCACTTCCCGTGTCGCCCGACATGGTGTGCCCGTGGCTGCCCGTGGTCGTTTGGGTTACGGTTGCGGTATGCGAGTGGCCCGTTGGGGCGCCAGTTGACCCCGACATCGTGTGAGCGTGGCTACCGCCAGAGGCTGTCAAGTTTGAGGTGTTAGTGCCAGCCCAGTTCGCCAACTGCCCAGCGGAAGTTCCGCGAACGCTAGTAACAGCCGACACGCGAGTGTCGTGCTGGTGACCGCTATCGGTACTGACGGTGAGTGTTCCGGCACCGTGGGTATGTGCCGATTCCGTGGCATTGGATACCGAAACGCTGTGGTCATGACTTCCATTGGACCCGGCAGATATTGTGCCAAAGGAGTGCGTATGCGAGGGAATATGCGAGATGGTCAACGTCTGGCTAGTGGCACCGCCAGTCGTTCCGAGGCCACTACCCGTGGTAGCGGAACCGTACGGCATACGGCTGCGGAAATCCGGCACATTGAACGACGAACCACTACCGCCGAACGTGTAACCAATAGCAGCGAACAGAGCCGCATACGCGGTCGTGCTGTAGGACGCACCGTCACACAAAAGCCAGCCAGTAGGAGCAGATGTACCGCCATACATCATCATCGAGCCGGCTGGAACCTTCTGCGCCGCCCACTTCATCTTGGCAGCAGAGGCCGAATCCCACGTTAGAACATGACCATCGGTGGATCCCACCGCAACCACGGCGGGAGTGCTGGCCGCGCTAGACGCGACCACCTGACCCGCCGCTGTAAGAATGGTCTTATCGACGGCACCGACATCGGATGCCGTCACCGCATGAGGATTGCCAGTCGTGGTATTCACGTGGGCGTTCGGCTCATCAAAGTCACGGGCCGAAACCCCGTGACTCACGGAAGACCCAGCCGCGTGAGACGTGGCACTCGTGCCGTCTACACCGCGAGTGACAGTAAGCGTTGTACCGGCAACAGCCGTCACCGAAACAATCTCCTCGAGGGCTGAGTCCTGATCCAGAATGAGCGTAAACGGCACACTGCCGGGGAAACCGGTAGTTGCCGCAACGGTGATAGATGTGGCCGATGAACTGATGCCGCTAGAGAGGGTAGTCCTAGCGGCTGTGGATGAGTAATACCTTCTCGCCATGTAAGCCTCTCAGCGGGTGTAGTGCGAACGAACGGGATACAACTCCTGCAAGCGGCGGGCTTCCTCTTGCAGTCGAACCTGATACATCTGAAGTAGATAGCGGCCCAACTGGCTCGAGCCGCCCACGGGGCGCATGTTTGCGGAGAAGTCCGCCTCGGCACTGGCTCCGGAAAGGTGCGGTGCGTCAAAGAACGGAACAAGTCTGTAGGCGGCACCGAGCCGCACCACGTCCTCACTAGATTCCGGAAGGCCCGTAATGTCCGTGAATGAATCCGAGTCCGAACTAAGGATCGTGGGCTGCTTGGCATATACCACTCGGACTGTGCGGCCCGGAATAATCCCGTCATACAGTGAAATGGATGCGCCATTGGCGAACGACGACACGGACGCATGTCGATCCAAGCGCCACCTGCGAACCGGAAGCCACTCACGGCTAGGGCCCGTGGTCTGCCATGCCACCTGAATGATCTGCTGCGCGCCGGCGGGTAGACCATACGTTGAAACGGCCGGGTTGAAAGTGAACGTCGTCTCCGCAATCCCGAACAAGTCGGGGTACACAGATCGGATCGCCTCGTTCAGAGCCTTCTTCACCGTCTCACGCGGGAACAGTGGAGAGGTCACAACCTGATCGTTCTGACTGTGCGCTGCGGCGGTGGTGCCACGGAAACCGCGCCCATATGGCGCTATGGTGACCGTGTTGGAAACGGAGTCGATGGAATCTACCCACATGAGTTCCGAACCGATTTCGATAACGCCGGCAGAGATGCTGCCAGCATTGCCGACCGTGAACGACAGTCCGGAGGAAGTCAAGTTGGATGTTAGGTGCGTGGACTGGTCCTGCATTGTAGTGAATCCATGCAAGTACAGGAGGGTGCTGTCGCACAGTTGAGTAAAGGTTGTCATCACTCTCCCGCTTTCACGAATGTGGCTGCCGCCTTGGTCTGAATAAACTTGGCCGGCGGATCCTTTTCGGCGTTGTACGGTCTTCCGAGAACCTCAGTTGCCGACCTGGCGGCAGAGATCTTGTCCATCGTCGTCCCCTCGGGCTGAATCCCATGACGACGCAATTCCTGATACGCCCCGAGTTCACGCTTTGTCTGATCAAACATCGCCTTCTGCGGCGAGTTCAGGGTGGCTCCAACGCGGATGTTGGCCGCCTTGGCACATTGCGCCCACGACGCATGATCCTGCGTCAAGCAGCCCGAACGGCACGCCACTATGCCTCCTCGATATACGAGGAGTAGCCCGCCGAAACAAGCACATCCCGTTGGGCCTGACTGAGTTGATAGTGTCGGCCGCCCAAGTAGTAAGCGTCCGCTTCCGACAGATCGTTCTGAGTTGGTGTCTGAACCTCAGTTACGGCACCGTCGTTCACAAGCAACGACAGACCTACGTCAATCGGGAACCGCTGAAGAAAGTAGTCGTCAGTTATCGCTTGCTTCGTGGTATGCAAAATCAGGCGATAGATGGGAAGGGCCGTAACTGCTGGCACATTTCCTGTGGCGGACAGGGAACTGCCCGCATAGTGAACAATCACACCAACACCAATCATTTCGACCTGGCTACCCAGGAGGTCGGACTGCGCAAACTTCACGCGGGTTCCGGACGAAATAAGTTGTCCGTCTCCCGCAAGATCTGAAGTGGAGAAAAGGCGCCTGTGCGCCGTGGGTGAAAGCGCAGACTCGACTACTAAATCGCTGAAACAGTGAAGCGCGGCGGTAGCCGATGCCGTCACTAAAGACTCAGATGTGAGGCCTGATGATGACTGGGCTCGCCGCAGCGCCCCACCCGTTACCTCAGTGTTGCTTGCCCCGGTCATGTGAGCCTCGAGAGTTGCTCGACCGGTGGCGGTAATGTTCAATGACAAATCCAGGGTGGCCAAACCGCCGACCCGGACCAGCGCCCCCGACGAGACAGTCAAGACTGCGGATAGATCACTAGATCCGCTGGCCTTGCGCAGGGAGTCAGCCGGCGCAATCGAACTTTCTGACGACAAAGAACTAGAGGCATACCGCTTCTTGACCCCAGTCGCCTGCGTCGAGGCATCACCACTAAGCGCGGCAGTTCCGGCGTACTGTATTGCTACGCCTAGCAGTTGGACTACGCGATCTGTGATGTCGTAGAACGGCATCAGCCAAGCGTGATTGTGATGGCCGCGCTGGCGAACTCGAGAGTGTCACCCGATGTGAGCGACTTCGATGAAGTTAGCGGGCCGTATGCAAGTCGCTTCGGGGTGCCGGAGGAGTCCCAAAGTTCAATGCCAACAACGGTTGCCGTTGGCATACTGCTGAACGAAACGACGTTGCTGTTAGAAATGCTGCCACCAGAGGCGGCATTGAAAGTGATGGTCTGCCGGGCGTACGAACCGCCCGACACCTCGGTGCCTGCGGCGCTGTCAGAACCGTTAGCAGTGACTAGCGCCAACTTGATCGGGGTCGTCACCGAATAGGAGGCGGTGCCGACGAGGGCGTCCAGCATTGCGTTCTCTGCGGTGTCCGTAAGATTGTCGGCCACGAAAACTCCTCAATGGTGTTTGTTGCAAAGTCAAGAGTTGGAAGGGGCGGGGCCCGAAAGCCCCGCCCCAACCAGTTGCCTAAAACTAGGCGATGGACGAGGAAGACTCGATCCGGTAAAGCGCGGCCTGCCGGTACAAAGAGTGACCGAGAAGCCCGTACCACCCGACCGGGCGGAATCGCATCAGGCGGTCCACAACCGGCCCGATCACAATGCCGGGCTCAACGGCGACAGCCTCGGCAAGAGCCTGCTGGCCGGCGACGATGGTGCGGTACACCTTGGTGCTCGAGGCACCGTCAGTGGCCGTGTATGCACGCGGAGTCTCAACAAAGTAGGCTCCGTGCATAACACCAACAACACCACCGAGGATGTTGCCAACATTGCCCTCGGTGTACTTGCGGATGTCATCAAAACTTCCGCTCCCTGACTCGGCCCTAAGGTCGTGAGTCACCTCGGGATGTGCGTAGGCAGCGTAAAGGTTGCCCTCACGCGGCACAGCCTTGCCGGCACGCAACTTGGCAACAACCTTGCGGATGTCGGCAGACGAAATGGTGTCCTCGGCAGCAACCGTCGCGGTGCTCGACGGAGTGGTCGTGCCACCCGTCGCGTACTCGACGTTCGTTCCGCCGATCAGGACGGCGTTGACCACCTGATCGAGCGAATCCGCCATGTTGAACGCCACGATGTTGGCGATTGCGGGATCAACGTCGCTGAAAGCGAACTCACCCAACTTGCGCGTCTGAAGGACAGTGTTTCCACGCTCGTTCAGCGTAACCGACACAGTGGAAACATCCGACAGCGCAACGGCATCGGGATCGGTCGTTTCAGTGAGAGTATCCGTGACCGCAGCCAGGTCGTTGTAGATGCTGAACACGACAGACGAACCAGGCATGGCCTGCTGGACAGGCCGCTTATCGGCAAGCGAGCGCATGAGCGGCTGGGAGCGCAGTGCGAACTCCACATACCGGTCATAGGCCGCCTTTACGAGGCCGCTAACGGCAGAGGTACTTGTGTATGCCACGGTGCTTCACCTCCTAACAGTGAAGTAGTGTTTGTCAGATAAATTGCTAAAAGGCTTCCGGGCCTTTAGTTGAACCAAAGATGATTTGGTTCAGTTCTTCGGGTGTCCGCGCCGCAGAAATAAGGGACGCCAGTTGATCTGCGTCCCCGTCGTACGGCTGTCCAGTGGACTGCACCTGACTGATCTGGCTCAACGCTGCAAGGTCTGGACGTGCCCCCTGCTGGCCCTCATCAGGCGCGGGAGAAACGGCGCCAAAAACCTCACCGTTCTCATCGACCCAAGCGGAAACTTCCTCTTCCGAGGTAAGATCCTCTGGAATGAACTTGCTAATCTTCGGGCTAAGACCCTTAGCCGCGAGCACGTCCTTGACACTTCGCTCTCG